AGGAGCAGCAGGGGCACTTGGAGCAGGCCCTAATCCTAAAAATCCACCACCACCCATACTATTCTCCCTTGTTTAAAGAGCATCGGATGTTAAGAAACCGACACTCCTCTTTTCTCATAGCCATAATCACCAAATCACCACTCATGTGGGCATCAGGTATTTCAGCTACAACCTTAAAGCCCAAATGTCGGTTTAACTTTAGGGCATCTGTGTTATCAGCACAGATTTGCCCTAGTATAACGCTAACTCCTAGTTTATTAAAGGGGTAATCAAATACCGCCCATATAAAATCTTTACTAGCCCAGTTCTCGCCAACGCTACCAATATGAATTTCACAAGCCTTTGGCATAAAGTTGGTATATCCTGCCACCGCCACTAAATTGCCGTCTTTTAACTGCCCAATACATTGGGTGGTTTCAGGTAGGGGAAAGTTAAGTATTCGAACCAGCCATTCCCCCAAATATTGCTGATTTTCAGTAGTAACAGTCCTCACAATATTCCGCCACGCTCCATTACATAATCAGTTGATGCCCAATGAAAGTCAATATTTTGCGATGCCACATTTAGGCTAATTGAGCCTGCGTAGCCTATTCCTGTCACGCCTTGCCATATCTTTGTTGTAATTAATGCACCGCCCCAGTTAGCGTCATCCCACAAAGCTGTGTCCCAAACCCCAACATCAAGAACACTAGGGTTAAATGAGATTTGGTTGGTTAGTGGTACTGTTTCATAATCGGTGCTAAGACCGCATAAAACAGTCGGTAAGCCGTTATCGGACTGTAGGATAGGGCGTACCATAGTAAAGCGTTTTTGTTGCCCTCTGGATTCAAAATACGAGTAAGCTTGCTGTACAAAAGCCGTTATGTTAGAGCCATTGTCAGAAAATGAGTCATAAAAACGGGCTACAAAGCCGTTTCCACCAAAATACATATCTTCGTCACTCATTTCCCAACAATTTGCACCAATATTGGTAAATCTACACCATGACTTTGTAATGTTGTGCATGACATATTGCTCAGAACCGCCTGTTACAGGGATATTGAGAATAAGCATATTATATTTAGCTAGATAATTTATCTGCCAACCAAAATTAGCGGAATAAGCGTCTGCAGCTTGGCTAATAGCAAAGAAAATCTTGTCGGTAATGTTAACTCGTGGGTCTAAACGGGTGGATTGTAGTCCTGCGGATAGCGGTACTAAGCCTTGTTGGGTCAACAATAGGATGTCGCCACCATATTTAAAGACGCATTTACGGGCAAAAGTCTGTCCAATGTTCCAAATACCAATTAAAGCCCAATCTGTAGGGTCGGATGGGTCAGAACCCTTGTAAACAGCCACTTCTCCGTTACTTGTAACGAATACGGCTAGGTCATCAACCCCGTAACCAGCGTCAATAGTCCATGTTCCCATAGCTTGTAAGTAGCCACCATTTTTAAAAATGCCACCAAGAGGAAACTCGCTAACTGCCCCATTAATACTATCAACAGGCAAGTACCAAAAACTCAAACTATTCTTTTCTACAAAGTAAAGACGCTCTTTAAACAAGTTTACATATGCAAATGTATTAGAGTTTTTACCTGTAATGAAGTAATTAATTGTATAAGTGCCAACTGTGGTCGCATCACCGCTTGGGGCAGTAGCCATCGTATAAGTGAGGGTCGTTCCACCCGTTACAGTAATGCGATAAGTTCCATTAAATTCGGCAGGAATCGCCCCAGCGACTGTTATGGTGTTACCTGTAACCAATCCATGTGCTACAGCAGTCGTTAGGGTAGCGGTTAAATTGCCTGTACCACCCCTAGTAATTGTAGAAATAGTCTGTGCGGTATTTGTTGTGGCACTTCTTGACCATCTTGTACCATCATAAACGACCATTGGGTCAACCCCGTTGACAGCAGGCATAAACGAGCCACCAGCAGTCGTAATCATGGCGTGAATCCACTTGCCATCTGTGTTACCTGTAAGACTAGCAGTAGCCGTAGAAGTACTGGTATCGTAAATAGTTGTTGTATTGGCGGCAAAGAGCTTAGTAACTGATGGGCTACTGTAGCTCATTAAAGATAAGACTTGCCCTGTAATTCCTGTAGAAATCTTGGTATAGCCTTTTCTAAGGGTTACATCCGTAGGCGTAGGAAAGAAATTGACCATCTGAACCGCATCTAAAGGGTTCATTTCTGCCAAAGAATCCCTAGCGTTCCAACCCCCAATAGGGGATGCTAAGGAAGCGGTAACTGCCCGTCTTTGTTGAGCTACAGCCATGTTTAAGTTCCGTAGCCAGTATCAGGAATGTTAGCGTAACCAATAAGCACCTTCGTTGGGTATGGTGCAAACGACAGGTTAGCAGAGCCTTTATCGTTGGCTTTAGCGACATTCAGATAGCGGAAATAGTCTTGTTGTAATGAAGTGGTATCAAATCCCTTGATTTGGAAATACTTGAGTTTTGTACCTAAAACCATGACTGTATCGTCAAATATGGTTGTATCGGTATCAGCCGTAAAGCTGTTTTTGACTGCACCAGTAGAACTTCTAGCCCAACCTTTTGAGCGGTATTCAAAACCTAAATACTCTTGTGTGTTATATGGTGGCCAAATTTGGAACTTATCGCCTAGAATACGCCACCTAATGCGTGGGCCTGTCGAGATATAACCCGACTTTAGCCATTGCCATTGTTGAGCATCTTCAGGGCCAAGCATCTGCCAATGTTTCGTCTTGTCCCAATGTGTATTGTCCGTAATGGCTTCAAAGTCATTTGGTAATGGGTATTTGGTCTGTGAAAAGGTAAAAGTAACGCCTGCGTATGTACCACTAGCTAACTGGCTCATAACAATAGTAGATAAACCTGTGCCTGAGTTGTAAGTTACGCTTGACACATAGGTATCTTGATTAATACCTGTGCCTGTAATGGAATAGTTGCTATTTAAAGCGGTAGCGTCACCAGTAACAATAATGTTATAGCTTTGGTCGCTAACTGTAGAGCCTACAAAAGTAACTGCATCGGTATAAAAACGATACTCCAACTGTAAGCCTTGCCAGTCGTATTCTTTAACCAAATCATAGCCAGTACGATTCATCAGGGCTAGAACTTGTTGTACATCTTGACTGGTATTGCCTGCAACATAGGTAGGAATAGCAAGGTTTAACTCGCTAGTAGTCTGTTGCACGAGTTGGAGCATCGTTGATGACATATTAGGATTCCTCTACGACTTTCTTTTTGCGGGGTTTCTTTTCACCAACTGCCGCAAGTACAGCCGCCATTTGTTCTTGCATTAGGGCGAGCTTCGCATCAGTTTCAGCCTTGATTTTAGCAGTTTCCTCGTCTTTTTTGGCAAGTTCTTGCTTTAACTGATTAATTTCTTCAGTTCGTTTTGTGGCTTCTGCGGTTTCTTCGGCAAGGTTTAGAAAGGTTCTAGCCTTATCCCTAAAGGCGTGGGGCGACATACCAGCAATCATGCCAATGCGTTGAAGTTGTAAGTCTGAAGCGTTAGCGATAGATTCTACTGTCATAAACTTGATACCCCGTAGCTCTTGGGCTTGGGATTGGCTAATTAAAGTCCATTCCTCTACAGGCGTTCCAATCATTTCGCTACTAGAGTCTTGAGTAGCCTGATATTGAAGCCATTGCTTTGGAAAACGCTGTTTATGGCTATCTCGTGCATAGGTGTCAATTTCTGTAAGGGTGTCACCAGCGACCATAATGCGTACAAAGTCGTAATCTTTGAATATTGGTCTGCCAGCTTCGTTGGATTCATTCTCTAGTTTCATTGCTCGTTTATAAAACTTAACTGCTAGACGAGAATCTGCATCTCTGCTATCGCTTTCAATCATTTAAAACTCCCAAGTGGTTAGGATACTGCGGTTAAAAAAAGAAAAAGGAGCTACCCCATTACGAGATAGCCCCTTGTTTTTACTACAATTTTTGATTAAACGCTAGTTTTTCCAAACCAACCATAATCACCTGATACCATCGACTCTGCTGGTGCAATATAAGTGCCACCAGTAGCAGTTGCGGCAAAGGTTGAAGCATTAACAGTTACATCGGTTGCACCTGCTGCAATCGTGCCACCTGCTTTAGCAAATACATAACGCAAACCATCAGAACCAAAAGTTTGTGAGCCGAGTGGGCCAAAACTTGGGATTCCAACAACAGTCGTGCCGTTAGTGTATTCAAACGATTCAGGCGTAATTGTTTCTAATTCAACGCCTGCAATGGGGAGTACTGAGTAAGCCATGATTTTTCCTTTACAAATTAGGTGGTCAAAATACCCTGCAACTGAGCGTTGCTGGTGGTTAAATTGCCAGCCCATCCGTAGAGCTTAACAATCGCATCTTGGTTGATGGCTTGACGCTCACCACCGATAGGTACGAAATTACGCTCTTTGTGTGGGCGGAAGAAAATGTAATTGGTGTTCAAGAGATACATATAAGTTGCAGTTTCTTGATTACCAATACCACCACCGAGTAC